CGCTATGCTCCGCTGGGCGCTCGCGCAACAGTGATGACGGGCCGCCCCAGCACCGATGCGGCGAAGTGGCACACGCGCGTCGCCCCGACAAGGCGCTGTCCATCCCAGGTGCCAGGGTAGTCCGGCCCCTGACCGCGGCGCGCGGTGTGGGAGCTGACCTGCCCCTCGGGCAGGTCGACGTACAGCACGATGTTGTGGTGCGCCTGGTCCTCGTCGACGCCCCAGCCCCACGCGATGCCGAGCTTTCCAGCGTGGTGGTTCAGGGCCTCAGCGAGGTTGTCCATCGCCCACTGCTTGCGGTCGTACGCCTTTCCCCTGTAGCCGCCACCCCGATAGACCTTCGCCCGCGCGCTGTTTTTCTGTGCGCGGAACAGATTGGTCGCGATAATCCCGATCGGCCCGCGGGCCTCCAGTTCCTCGTAGAGCTGCCGCGTGGCTTCGCCGCTCGATCCGGCGTACACGCCCATCACCCTCTCCACGGCGGCGGCGCTCACGCTCCAGAGTTCGGTCAGATAGAGAACGGTGCCGAGAGGAGCGGAGCGCCTCGCGATTGTCCCGGCTGCCGCCAGGGACTGCACGGCCTCGGAGAATGCCTCCGCGGTCAACCCGGTGCGCATGCGCACCTGGTCCTCGTACGGCACGTCCGCGCCGGACAGCTCGCGCAACACCCGTACCAGCGCATGTTCGGCCGGCGTCATGCCGCCTTCCTGTTCGGCTCGAATCTGATGCACCACCCCCGCCGGCTCACCGGCGTGCGCACCGACTCGCAGCGGTTCGGCGCAATGAAGTGCTCACACGCGCTGCACCGATCGCCGCCGGCGGCGGTGCCGTAGTCCACCTCGTTATGCGCCGACTTCGCGCCCTCAGGGAGCTCAGGCACGGCCGACGGCCTCGCCGCTCACCGGCTGCGGCTCATCGAGCCCGCGCACGCGCCTCCAGGCTGCCTGGGCCTGCACGATGGCTGTATTCACGTCGAGGATTGAGTGCGACTCGAGCTGCACGTCGATGAGCTGCACCGCGATCAGCGCCGCGCCGTCGATATCGGCGCCGCGGCCGGCCTCGTCCATCACGGCGAATTGTTCGTCGGCCAGCATCGCGGCGGCGGCGGTCGTCTTCGCGCGCTCCCCGCGGCCCGCATCGTAGAAGTTGTACTCGAGGTGCAGCCCGGAATTGAAGTCGAGGCGCAGAACGAACATGGCGGGAACTCCCGAATGGAGCCGGGAGCCTAAGCCGGAATGATCCGATGGTAAAGCTATTTGGCGCGGTGCGGCGCGCGCTTGCGCGTCCTTGCTGCGCCCTTCTTGGCTCCGCCCGCTGCCCTGGCCCTGTGTGCGTGCGACAGATGCCTGTGCGCCTGCGTCAGATGGTGGTGGGCGCGCCCGAGGTGGTGGTGGGGGCCCGTCGTGGTCTTCCTCGCTGCCATGTCGCCTCCGATCGCGTGCCGCCGCCGGGCGTCCGCGCTGTTGCCGATCCTACGTCAGACGCCCTGGTTTCCGAACGCGCCGCGAAAGTCGGCCCAATAGTTGGAGTAGCGCTCGTAGCAGGCCGCCTTGGCGTTCTTGGTGTCGAAGTCATTGTCCTGGTCGAAGGTGATCTTGTCGCGCTCGAAATACTGCAGCGAGCGCGGGATGTTCGTTCGGATGAACCACGCGGTGGCGCTGCTGAAGTAGTGGTTGACCCGGATGCCCTTCGGGAAGATTTCGGCCGCCCGCAGCACGTTGATTGCGTTGTTCGCGGTGTCGTTCTGCAGCACCGACCGATAGATGCGCTGGGCCTCGAACCAATAGGCGGTCGGGATGTTGAGGCTCATCGGTAGCGCGCTGATCTTGAACCCACGATTGTTCGTGGTGTTCATGATCTGGATGCACAGGTCCTCGACCGCGGTCTCGCTCAGGTCGGCGTTCGATGCGGCGATATTGGACTGGCTGCCCGAGAGCGTCGGGTGCGAGGCCGAGAAGAGGGGCTGGCCGTCGGCACCGAGGTAGCTCGCGTTGAAGCCCTGGTTGTAGGTCGCCGCGAGGATGTTCTCCTTCGTCTGGCGCATCGAGAAGGCAAGCTGCTGCGCACGGCGGCGGCTCACCACCTCGTACAGGTCGTCGCGCAGCTCCTCGAAGGTGACGATGTAGCCGAGCGCGTAGGCAACGTGGGTGAACCGGCTGACTGGCCCCTGCACCTCGGTGTCGTAGAAGATCTGGGTGCCCTGGGCCTTGACCGGCGCAAGCCCAAAGCCGGTGATCTCCGGCTCCTCTTCGTACGCCTTGTCGGAGCTGTCGACCTCGAAGAGATCGGGCCACTCGGGCCGGTGCTCGTCGTAGGAGCGACCCCACCATGCCACGATACCCGGCCACAGCGCCTTTGGATGCGTGCCAGTTGTGATAACGCCGGCCATCGCCGCGATCTCCCTATTGCGCCGGCAGCGCGGTCAGGCCGCGTCGCGCGACGACACGTGAAACGGCAAAGCTCAGGGCTGCGCCTGGCACCGTTAGCTGCCGCCCGAATTCGGATTGGTGAGGGCGGCGACGCCGGTGTTGACCTCGACCAGCCACTTGCCGTTGAGCGTCCCGCTCCCGACCGAGTTGTCGACCTCCTGGAGCGCCTGGATGATGCGAAGCTGCAGCGTCGGGTCCGATCCGGACTGCGACAGCGAGCTGCTGTGCAACTGCCAGCCGGAGAAGCTCGTGTAGGTACTCCCCGACCCGGAGGCGAGGTTCGCGTTGCCCCCCGCCGCGCCCACGACCATCGAGCCGCCGGACGAGTCCTCCTGGATTTTGTAGAGCAAGGTCGGGTCGTCCGTCACGTAGACGTAGGCCGCCGTGCTGGCCGGCAGGTACGGCGTCTGGTTCTGCAGCACCGGAATGACGAGCTCGCCGGCGTTGTTGGCGATGCCCATGAAGGCGCCGAGCACCTGATGGCCTGAGCCCGCGCTGGCGATCTGCACGGCTGGCACGCCGTTGGCGTCGGCCGAGTTGCCAACCAGGTTGACGGGGTCGCCGAAGAAGAGCGCCGTGTTGTTGCCAACGGGCACGTAGTAGACGCGGGCCGCGCCATTGTAAGGCGCGCCGGACCGGTACGAGACCGGCTGCAGGCCATACGGCGTGTTCGCATTCGCCATGTCGCGCGCGCTCCCTCCGCAAGGCGACCGCCCCACGCAACCGGCGGCCGCCCGTCATGCCATGCACGAAGTGTCCGAGAGGGAGGGACTGCTCGCCCGTTCAGGCGCGCCGCCCGACACCTTGCTTGAATACGATCCCCTGCTGCGGGACGTAACGGTGATCGGCTGCGCCTGGCCCGCTTCGACCGTGCCGGATCTCCGCGAGCTTATCCTCGAGGTCGGCTTGCTGCGCCGCCTGGTCCTCTTAATACCAATCGGCCGGGATTTCCATCAAGTAGGATTTGCGACCGATGCCGCCCTCGTTCCGGCCAGTGACCCGGCTCACCGGCTCGCCGTCCTGGCCGAGCACGTGCGTGTAGCCGGCCGCCCTCGCCCTGCCCACGCGCCCCGGCTCGTCGTTGAACCAGTACCGGGCGTAGCCCGGCCGCTGTGGCACCTGGAGCGACAGCGTGGCGCCCCCGAACGGCACCCGCTTCGGCCGCACCGTTCGGGCGGCCGCCGAGCGCGCCGCTGCGGCAGCGGGACCGCGCAGCGGCTCGACCGGCGCGCCCGCGATCGGGCCGTCGCCCATCTCGGTATGACGGCCGGAAAAGCCCGTGATCGAGCGGCCCAGCGCCGCGGCCGAGGCCGCCACCTCGGCGTCAGCTTGCTCGCCCGCGATCAGATCGGTCAGCTTGCCCATCCTCTTACTCCTCGAATTGCGCCCAGTACGTGGCCGCCCACTCTTCCCTCGACAGCGGCTTGCCCTTGCCTTCAAGCTGTCTCGCATACCGCTCGAAGGCCGCCTTGGAGTCGGCTGGCATCGCCTCGAATGTCCGCGCGCGACCGCGCGGTGAACGCCCCGGCGCCTCGCCGCTCGGCGTGACCGTCGGCGGCTCACTACGTCGCGCATTGCCGCCCTCGGGCGCTGCGGGTTCGGCGCTTGCCGGTCCAGTTGGAAACTTGTGGGGGAAGATGCGCCTGATCCTGTCCGCCACCTGGTCGAGGTTCTGCTTGAGCGTCAGGCCAGGGCTTGAGTGCTGGAGCGCCACGTGCAGCGCGTTAGCCTCCTCCCGGAGCTCCGGGTCGGTCACGTACCAGGGGTTTTGTTGGTAGAAGGCTTGCACCTCCGGCATCAGCGTCGGCGCTGGCTGCTGAGGAGCGCCGCCGGGGGGGGAGGCCGGCGCCGCGGGGCCGGTCGGAGGCGCGTGGGGCGCGCGCGGC